GGTCTTTGGTGCGGATTTTGGCTTCTGCATTTTGAAAAACAAGAACAATAAAACAGGGCCATCCCACGGAACATCCGGAGCATGAACTTGAGCCAAGTAATTAATATTATCGGCCCAGTTTTTAAGCTTTGGATTATCAGCTGTTGTAACGGTTCTGTTCAGCTTTTTAATATAAAAGCTTTTAGTGCTGCCTTTGGTCCGTGGGATACCTCGCACGGTGAAATTGATAACTGCAGGGTGTTGTTTCAATTCAGTCACCTAGTTTATGCTCCACTTTTGAATGTTCTGCAGGGTCCCCAGGAGCCAGCCCTGGAAGACTCTCTTCTTTTTTCTCTTCTGGGTTATCGGCTGGGGGCGTAACCTGATCTTGTAGTGGATCCGGGCCATTCCCATTGTCCCCTTCGATCATGTCAAGATCTTCAATATCACCCATAATCAGCGGCTTTATTGGCAGGTCATTGTCCTTGTCAAGAGCCTCCTGGTATTTCTCAGAAGATACAGGCAACCATTTAGAATGCCGGCGGAAAACGGTTTTCTTTGCCATTTCATCCCAGTCAGTAACCCAAGGGCCGCTTTTAGCTGCAGGGCTCTTTGATCTTATTCTTTCTATTTCAACCAGACTCATTACCTCAAAAGATTGTTCACCGTCTTTGAGCTTCACAAACGAATAAGCTGCCACAACTTTCCCGCGATCAGCCAAACAAGGGTGATGTTTAAGGTAACTGTTACTTCCATAAGCATATTCAAAAGAATCATTTTCTTTTACAATATCGGCGTGAATATCTGATAATTCACCAGACCGGCGTGCAAGCTCCACAAGGCCCTTGTAGTCTATAATCAAGGTGCATTTATTCCCATAAGGGACAAGATGCGCTTTTCTTCCATCTGGTTCAAGGCCAAGCTGGGAAAGATCCAGCAAGCATTCAAAAAGACTTTCCCGCGTGCAAAGCCTCAACTTTGGGGTTTTGATCATAGCCGTTAACGCTATCCTAATAAATCGATCTGGGGATAAGTGTTTAGGTAAAGCGGCCGCAAACTGGTTTTTCATTCCAGGTGAAACAAGGATTGATTTAATATCCTTCTGTTTCTCTGCAAGTGTTAACGCTTTTGTTTTTTTCACTGCCATTTTCCTTCCTCCTGGTTAAATTGTTTTTTTAAAAGAATGATGATGCTTTTGGTGTTCTGATTCATTTTTAAATAATCTTAAATTTTCTATTCTGTTGTCATTTTTTATTCCATTATTATGATGAACTCTTTCTTCAGGTTTAAGATAACGCCCAAGATGCTGCTCCATAACAAAACGATGTTCTAAAACATAACCACTATGAGAATAAGGATGGTTATAAACTCCTATTTCTACATATCCACAATTGTGTTTTCTTTTTCCTCCCTTCCAATTACTGTTTTTTTCTCCTGTAATAAATGGGTTTTTCTTTCCTTTCCAATACCTTTGAGGATTTAAAAGCGTTCCACACCTAGTGGTACAACATTTTGAATAATATGAATAAAATTTTTCTTTACATTGAGGACATACTTTTGTTTTTAAATATCTTTTAATACCTCCGGAGACAAAATATGCTTTACCTTTTTTATTAATAAAAACTTTTTTACTGTTTAATTTCATTTTATTATCCTTACAGGGCGTTTAGAAAAAAAAGGGCAATCATTTGCGCGGGCGAAACCACAGAATTTTTCTGAGCAAAACCAGTCTGTCTGATTGGCCGGCGTGAATACTTGTTTTTCTATTACTTCACAAGCCCTGGTGAATCTATTTAAAAAGGTCTTAAAATCAGCATCGGTTCTTTTGCTTATTTGCGGAAGGGCCAGCGGTCTTTTTCTCTTTATCAGATAATCAAAATAAACAAAGTCCGGGGCCTTTCCGTCTATTATCTTTTTTGCCATAGCATATACTGTCAACTGGTCAGATCGTTCAACCTCAACCCGGCCATAGACATTGCTTCTGGTCTTTGTATCTCTGAGATTATTAATGATTTTATCCCCTTCCGGATACTCTTCATCAATATCAATGGTACCGGCCAGATCAAAAGGATAATTATTGCACTTGATCACCCAGGGGCGCTCTATGCCCCCTTCCTTGGGTTGTATAATCGGGGCCAGTTCATTATGATGTAAAACAGATAACCCCATAGTTGAATCAAGGGCGGTACCCTTTACCTTTTTTATGCCGGTCTTCAGGTCTTCTTTATCTAAAACAACTTCTGTTTCATTCCAGTGGTTTTCAAAATAATCTTTAGTCAGATCCTTAATATTTTCATTTGAAAGAAGGGATCCTTTGCTTTCTATTTTATAGTTGAGATTGTCAGCAACAACGGAATGCACAGATTTACCGGTTATCAGGGCTATACCGGGGGGCTGGCGGTCCCCCTCGATGACCACACGGCGGAACTGTTCACCGCATTTGTATAGCATACTTAAATGACTTTGATGAAGCTGTTTCTTTTTTGTTTCTTCAGTCATTATTTATAAAGCTCTGCGCCGTTAATTTTAAGAACTTCAACCTCTGAATTATCAATATATGTACTATGATAAAAACACTGTTTTTTTACAGAGACAGAACATTTTTTTTCCTTTGCTACTCTAAAAGCCTCAGATCTGGCTTCGCTAAAATTGCTGAGAAGTGTTGCATTTTCTACTATCACTGTTTCAACAAAATAATTTATTTCAAAACCTTTCATCCTTTTGCCTCCCTTTTTTTCTTCCGGTTATAGGCCCGCCAGCGTGCATCTAGCCTATTGTGACAGCGCTGACATAGCGCCATTAAATTATACTCTTCATTGTTTGAAGGATTAAAATCTAAGTGGTGAGTTGTGAGAACAATTTTAATAATCTTTCTTGGCTCTTTTACTAATCCTGGGTTTTTTTTACATAAAAGGAACCACTCTACTTCAGCTTCATGACACAATTTATTTCCATCATAATAATGATGATTAAGCCGGTCACAAAGTTCGCATTTATTGCCGGCCCGGATCCTTACCCTGGCTGATATCTCTCTCCAGTTCTTTGGATACAACTTCATTTTTTCTTTAGATATTGGCATAATTTCCCCTACAAAATTATACAGATATTAAAATAAGATCCCGGCTTTACCCATATGATATGCAACATAAAGACCGGCCCAGAAGATAAACAAACAAAATAAAAGTGTTCCTATTTTCACATCAACCCCCTACAGTTTGTTGTAAAAAACGTCTGCTGATACATCAAAATATTTGCAAAGAATATTTAAAATATTCGCGCCCGGAAAGGTATCACCGTTCTCCCATGAAGTGATTGTTTGTCTGGTAACTTCAAGTTGATATTGAGCAAAAAGTTCCAGAACCATTTTAGGCTGAGTAACGCCTTTTTTCTCTCTTAATTCTTTGATTTTGTTTGGTATGAACATTTGGTTTATTCCCCTTTAGTTGATCCCACTATAAACCAGGGGAAAAGCAATGTCAAGAAAATTGTTTAAAATAATTTAGCAAGATTGTTTGACTGTAATATGATCTAACACTACATATATAGGGATATTAAATCAATATAGGGGGCTAGGCAAAAACGTTAATGTTCCCAAAGACAGGGATTTGTGTGCGTGGGCGCGGGATCCAGCCCCGCCATACGGTGAAAAATTCATGATCAGGATTACCGGCCGGATTGAAGTGAGCCGGCATGCACTTGCTTTCATCCTTAACGGGGATAGGATGATTCTTTAAGATCTCAGCGTATTCCTTCCATAGAGCAAACAGGCAGTTTTCAGAACAGAATAACTTGCCGGTGTTTTGCCTGAAAAGCTTTGATAAAAAGGCCCCAATGCCTGAAAGATCATAATCCTTATTACTATTACTTACCGCCCACATTGCAACGCGGGCAGCCTTTCTTCTATCTGTAATTTTGCGGGCCCGGACAAGTTCAAGATATTGGCCGGCGTATTTATCCCTTATATCAATCATTTGAATACGTTCAAAGGGCCACACTCTAACAGAAAGTTCTTCACCACAAGAGATTTCAACGTGTGTTACTTCCGATTCCTGAATACTAAAATCGGCCCGGAGTTGTCCTCTTGTTATGCCCCGGCTGATAAATCCTTTTCCTCTATGCATCCAAACATCACCCTCACGGGGGATTGAAACATGAAATTCAGGATAAATCTTGGGTGTCATTTTTTACCTCAACTTTTATATCCGTTAATCCGGCCTAAAGTTTCAGTTATAGAACTGTGCTGTGTGTGAACCTGCTTTATTAAAGTAATAATTTCTTTCTGATTGTCCTGTGATTCTTTATGTTCATCTCTAACGTAGCCTTGAAATTCTTTTGCTGACGATATTCTTAATTTAATTTCCCTGGTTGTTTCATTTATTGCATCAACAAATTTTTCCTGTGTCTTTGTGTTCACTTCGTCTTTGCGTTCCTGAGAATCAAACATCTTAGATATCATTTTAGAATGTTCCCCTTCTTTTATTTCTTGAAGTTTGAACATTTTCTTAGCGGCCCAAAAGCAGAATAATAAAACAAGAAATAAAACAAAGCTTACGCCATATTGATTAATTGCTTTGGCTCCATCAATTGCTGTCTCTATCATTCTGGTGTCGCTCCTTTTTTTGTTTCTGGTTTATTGTTTTTCATACCATTAATCTGTTTTTCAAGATGGTCAACGTCACAAATAATTAAATTCTGCAATTTTTGTATAACCCCCAAATTAATAGCTATATGCTTTAATCGATCATTAATGTTTTCGCTTCTCCTGTCCTTTTTAATAATTTTAATATCATCCGTCATTCTAGTCCTTTATAATCCAGGCCACTTTATAATAAGGCGGGTCAATATTAACCGCCGTTCCTGACCCTGCATTTCCTATTGAATGTGAATGTGACCCGGCGGCAGAGGTAGTTCCTGAAACTGCATGTGTATGCGTTCTACTAGCATTCCCTGTGTTCTTTGATGATCTAGCCAAGGCTGCATTTGTTGAACCACCCGTAACCAGTACATTTGCACCTGGCTCTAAATATGTATGTGTATGCGTTGCGTTGTTAGTTGAAGATGTTTCACTAAATGTGTGAGCATGAGAACCGGCGGTACCAGAGGAATGTGTATGAACCGGTAAATTTGCTGTTATAAGCGTTACCGTGTGAGCTCCGCCAGTATCCCCAGGGTCCGTTAAAGCATCCGGAACACTTAAAAGAAATTTATCTAAGAAATTGGGCCGGCCGCCGTTTCCGTCAGTCAATGACCATCCGGAAGGGATAGCGGAAAGCAATCCGGACCAGGCAACAATAACACCGGATGGAATAACATCACCCGGAATGTATAACCCTGAACCAGAATCCCAAACAAGCGCCTGACCGTCTGCAATACCGCCGTCATTTACATCGGACATATCGGCCAGGTTTGTTACAGCCATACGATAAAGGGAACGGACATCCGCATAAATATAGCCCTCATTTGGATTTGCTACAGCATCTTCAAAATCAACCATTTTCACCATTGTTGTTTTCAGGTAGGCCAGGGCAATGGGCATCTTAGTTGTTGCAACGCTGGACCAGTCAGGAACCGGTGTGGCGGCTTCTGAACCACCTACCCAAGTAAGAACGCCGGCTTCATCAACGACAAGTATGTCTATTCTTGGATTACCTGAAGGGGCTGAAATAACCGGGCTGGCTTTAGCATCTATTTCTAAAGGCTCAGAACCAATATAAACATTTTTGTAATAGGATCCAGGGTTTGAAGTTTCAACAATAATGCCCATTCCAGCAATTAATTTTATATCATCAAAAATATAGGTCTTGCTGGCATCCAGGCCAAGAAAGCCATATTCTGTTATATCTGTTAATACTGCTTCTGTGCCATTATCTGAATCAGGGGTGGTTAAATCAAGCGTATCTTGCTGCCACGTATCTTGCGTTCCATCTGAAGTTATATCCCAGTAGCTTTCATTTGCTGAAGAGTCTTTAAGATAAAACTGGAATGCAGAAGCGGAAACATTGACCTGTTCCCAAAGAGTAAGACTGTTAAAAATATCCATACTGATAGACTGTGTTTTTGATACCGTTCTATTTCCGGTTCCATCAATGGCAACGTTGCCGGCAAAATTACCTTTTTCAACTTTAGTGGCTTCCGCCGTTACAGTGCACCCGGTACCGGACCACACCGCTTGAATGCTGGCATCTGTTGGATACTCAAAATCTTCAACCAATAAAGAGGCCCGTGGTTCAAGATGCATAAGATCACCCTGAAAAACACCCCTCATTGCATTTCTTAAATTGCTTAATGATTTTGACCCTTGTGGCGCGTTTCTATCATAAAAATGCCTTTCCATAAATCACCCTCTTTTTTTTAAAAGTTCATTGTCGCATACGGAACAAGTAGCCATATATATTTTTCTAGCATTTCGATGTTCTACTAAATGTGGATATTTTATTGGCTGCTTTATTTCGCACGTCATGCAGTACCATTTTTCTTTTTCAAGATCTAACTCCATTGATAAAAGCCTTAGACCATTCCGCGATAATTTATTTTTAATATCCTTAATTTTTTTAATAAGTTTTTTCTTGTCTTTTTCCTTCTCAGGTTTTTCTTTTATTTCTTTAATTAATTTATTTAATTTTTCTTTCATTTAGTATCCTTTTGCATCTAAGTCAATTTCACCAGTATCTAAAGCGGTTACTTTTAGCTGATCAGCAAAGATTTGTGCAGAAACACCGCTGACGGTTTTATCATAAAGGACAAGGAACCCAGCCACATTATTTACTATGTTTGCACTTACGCGCGGTGGGAAAGTAAAATTCTGACCAAAATTAATTCTAGTTCCACCGGCGCCTATTGCAACATCACGGACCCAATCAACCAAAGTCACCGGCGCATTAATAAAAATAGTTGTAGCATAAAGATAAAGATTAAACGCGGTATCTGTTGTAGTAATTATCATTTTAAATTTTAAATATTTGCCACGGTAAGTAGAATTTGCACTGATTAATTCAAATGCAGAATAACTAACATCATCATCTGATAAAGAAATATGAACAGCCAGGGATCCGTTATCAACATTGTTAAAATCAGCATCAAGAACCACTTTAAATTCAAAAATAGTCTGAAGATCAAGCGGCTCCACCATTTCATAAGATCCTGTTGATTCAAATGGCCCTTCATCTAATTCTATAAAAATATTGGCTTCGTCATCCTTCCAGGTACCGCCAGTAGCTTCCCACTCTTCCCACGTTTGAGCAGAGGCCAGGGACAATACCGGTCTGACATAATCAGAATCAAAATCATTTCTATTTATAACAGCGGCCCCAGACAAACGATATTCTAAATTTTGGGAAAATAAATCAAACTCATTTAAAAAGTTCATTTCCGGAGGCTTCGTTACAATTATGGTATCAACCGCCGGCTCATCACTGATATTTTTAGAAGTGTCGATCGCATAACAATAATATGTCTGTTCTCCAATTTCACCAACGGGAAAAGTAATTTCTGTTATATCCGCTTCTTCAATAAGAATTTCCCCGTTTGATTTTGTTACCCGGAATTTTGCAAAGTCAACGTCTGGGTGTTTATCAACGCTGAATTGTAAATTACCACCTGACTGAATAGCATCAAAATTTGTGGGTGTTGAGGGCTTCGCCGTTTTTCCTAAAAGCGTTATATCACCGGAAGGGCTACTGTCAAAAGCATTTGATTTGCCATCATCCGTTAAGCTTACAACCGTTACAGAATAAGAGCGTAGATCTACAAGATTCCCTGTCACTATAAACTCTTCTCCGAAACTTTCCCCCTGGAAGACCCAGCCAGTACCGGTTATACCTTCCCTTAAATAAATCCAGCATTTAGCATATTGTTTTAAATTATATGTTGACTGATCCGGCTTTTGAAAATATACGTCAATAACATTTTCAATTGTTCCGTCTTTCAATTTAACTAATCTTTCAGTCAATGTTAAATCTGAAACATCCGGAATAGTATTCAAAAGTGCAGAAAAATTATTTGTTGGGATTCCTGGGGCCGTGTCATCATAAACAGAAGCATTATATTCTATTGCTGACATACTAACTTCATTATTGTTTTCACGATTAAAGCCAACTAACCGGAATGGTTTAATAACAATGTTTTCTTGACCAAAAACATATTTATCATACGCTTCCGGGGCTTGACTAAAAGATGTATCAACATTTAATTCAGTGTAAGTACCAACACCATCTGTAACAGTTTTTTCTTCATATTCATTTGTGTTAAACCATACCTGTATTTTATATGTTATACCTGATTGTATTGTTACGGACCTATCAAGCTTTACCAGGTCAACAGTTGAGCCCGCAAGAACTCTACCGGAAAAACCCCACTGAGGGACATCATGGGAAACATCAACACGGTCACCGGCCCGGGAGCAGATCGCATCGATCCCAGCCTTTAACGTAACCGTTTCATTTACATATTTAAGAATATCTTTTGTATATCTACCGGCCCGCACAGCCTGGGATAATTTTGTAGAGTAATGCCTGATTGCTTTAGGGCGTGGGGGGTTGCCTTGTGCAAGGGAATCTTCATCTATAATAGCTATTGTTTCATCCTGATAACTATTATCACGGTCCTTAAAAGTAACTTCTATAACATTGTATGATTGCTGCAGTGACTTCTTTGAAATAGAAAAACTGTTTTCAACAATATTTCCCATTCCAAACATTTGAACAGGATCAGAAGCCTTGTCAATAGAAAGGCTAACTTTCCCGCCGGACATAAAAGCAAAACCCCGGAATATTTCTGCCAGTTGTGATATCATATCCGGGGCCCTGGTGAAACTATCCAGGACAACGTGCATTTCAAAACGTTTTTCAAATCCGCCGGATCCGTCCGCTACCTTTTCATCACAATACCGGGACATTTCTAAAAATAAATCATCATCAAGAAAATCAACATTTATACTTTCACCAAGTCCATATTCTTCATTAATTAAAAGATCTTTCAAACACCATACCGGATTGGCTGACCATCTTGTAACAAAGGCCCCATTCCAAATACAAACGGAATCATCTGAGAAAAGTTTATTCTGACTAGTTAAGGGATCCCAATAATGTGCTTCATATTCAACTTCAACACCGCCTACTGTTAAATAAGGGACACTCACTTTTATGCCTTTAACAAGGCTTGTAACGTTTGGATTTCCGCCGCTTAATTGTTCCGTGGCCATAGCCCTTACACCAAGTCTAGCCAGGCCAGGATAAGTAAGATCATCCGTTTTAATTTCATCCATAGATGTTATTGTCAAAGCCGCAATCTGATTTATTGTGCCAGTTGCATTCCTATTTGTTATTTTTACGTCATAGCGGCCGGGGGTTAAACTTTCAATTCTATGCTTAAAGCGGACAGTACTTCTCTGTTTTTTTGTTATTGTAATATCGTTTGTGGTCCAGGGGCTGGTTCCAAAAATCCTATATTGAATGCGGATACTTATACTATATTTTTTTATACTTCCGTTTGTGGAATCAAACTCATAAAGACCAGACGGCATTGTAAAATTTATTTCTATTGCCTCAACGTCACTGTCAGAAGTTGTATATGTAGTATCACCCCCAGCTTCAAGTGGAGTATTTAAAGTGTAAAAATTATGAAGGTCCTTAAATGTTGGAATTGCAGTTTGTATATTTGTACCAAATCTTTTATATAGTGTTATCCCGTCAAAATTTGCAATAGGATTGTCATTAATTTGTGTTTCTTCTATGCTTTCTATTTCCCCATATCCATATGATATTTCAAGATTAAGAAAATTTTCATTTCCATTATTCCAAACGTATTGATTTATTACATTTCCGCCTACTCTGTGTTTTCCGTAAATAATTGGAATAGGTAGGCCCACGCTTGAGGTCATCCGGATCCCATCAAAGCCATATGTAGGGCTTGAAGCATCCAGGGAAGAAGAAGGCCCACTTGGAGAAACACCGCCATAAGAGGCCATCATAGGTTGCTGCATTGGCTGCAGAACAGGGTAAGTCATATCAATTTCTTTAGCGGCGTTTATGGCCTTAATGCCTTTGTAAATACCAACGCCTACACCTACCGCTGTGGCTGTTGTTGCTATTCCGCCTACTATTGTAGCGGTAAGACCTTTAACACCAAACCAGGTGCCAACTTTCCAGAAAAAAGTTGTGACAATTGGGATGATCATTCCTTCAACATCCGGCGTAATAATTATTTCTTCTGTTTCCCTGGCTATAATTTCATTCAGGTTTCCTATTCTCTGCCCGGTTAAAATGATCTTTTGATTTTTATAAATAAACCCAGATTTTTCAAGGTAGTATTCAATAGTTTTTCCCGGCTCATATTCAAACTCTTTTTGTTCCCGGTCCTTATAACTTAATGGCACTGGAATATAATTAATATATATCATTTAGATTCTCGCCTTTAGATGATAAAAACCCTGTGTTATTTTTTTTACAATTGGATGATTTAAACGATTAACGGTAAAGCCCATCTTATGGATATGAGCAAATCTGTTATTACTTAAAACAATGCCGGCATGGGATCCGGGATTTTCCCAACGGTTAAAAATAACAACATCATAAAGAGAAGGTTTTTTAACATCTTCCCATTCCTTATGATAATGTTTTAAAAATAAACTTTCATTTCCCCAATCCTCAGATTTATTATAATCATGCAGAAAAAATATTTCATGTCCTAGATCCTTGTAACATAAAACGACAAGGCCCCCACAATCAAGGCCGGCCATAGATCGGCCCATATGCTTATACGGAACCGCAATATATTTATTTATAAATTCGCTTTCAGTCATCATCCGCTAAAACTCCTTTTTCCTGGAACGGAAGGCTGGCCCCCAAATCTTTCAACATTGTCATAATCACGGCACGTTGAAAGTCTTCTATCACAAGTAGTTTCCGGACCGGAATAAGCACACCGTAAGCCCTTGAAATGTTTATACCGGCAATAGTTTCTTGAATAGGCACCGTGCGGCAGCATTTCGTTTATAATGTCAAACTTACTTGTTAAAACAAAAGTAGCATCATTCTGATCACTACCATAAGAATCAATATAAAAAGTATCCGACATAAAATTATTTACATCGGATAACTGATCAGACCAGACTAATTTTATTTCAATTTTTTTTCCGCGCCAGTCATAGTTTTCTAGATAGGATTGAATCAAACGGGATACATTAGACAGCCTTAAAACAATTTGATCTATTTGGCCATTTATGTTTTCTGAAATTACATCGTGGGTTATTGGAAATTTTGTATAGATCTGCCCGTCAAAAGTTACATCTGTATTATATTCAGCAAAGTAAAGGTTCGCTCCGCCGCCACCCCAGGGGAAAGATCCCCAGACACTACCCCAGCCGGAATCACCTGAAGTATCATAGTCAAAAATAGTGTATAAAAAAACAGGTTCGTTTGTTCTTTTATTTTTTTCTTCAATAAATTCGCTGGTAACATCACGTGGCATTAGATCTCCTGTATAAAGGAAAATGCAAAGTCCCAAATTCCGGGGGATTTATTAGACCATTTAACTTTATCCTGGCCAAAATAAACAGTGTATTCAGTCAAGGAATCCGGTTCATCCCAGGTAAAACTTGTAGCCATCCCGCCCTTACTTCTAAAGAAAGCTTTAATTTCATCTTTCGTTACTGTTGTCTGATTTTTGAAAACTAAATTCCAAATAAGGGCAGCTGTTGAAACTTTAGGCCGGCGCTGCACAGTCTCATTTTCAAATTTGGTGACAAGCGTTGTAAAACTATCTTCAGGTTCATATGAAAAAGAAGGAAGCCAAGTAAAATCTGCCATGATAAACCCCTATGTTAAGCGGATTATAGATTTTCTTAATGGTGAATTTCTATTTATTGAACGATCTATAATTGATTCTAAAGCCTGGCTATGCCGCTGCATATCTTCAGGGTGCATGAAAGTAAAGGTGTTAGCTACAATATACGTATCCCCGCCGCCGCCATCGTTATCAGCTGCATTCTTTGACGTTACCTTTTCACCCTGTTCAAGCATATGTAACCCGCGATCCTTGACAGAAGAAGTTCCTATTAACAATGAAGGGGCCGCTTCAGGAACTGCCTTTGACAGTAAATCACTTATACCTGTAAACCCGGCATCTGAGAACATGCCTATTAATTTACCAACAGCCCAGATCATTAACATCTTTGCTATTATTTGAACCATGATCCTCAACATAAAACTACCAAAGTTTGAAAAGGCGGAAGCCATATCTGAAAAAGCACCGGTTAAAAAATTATAAAAGAAATCACCTAAAAGATTTGTCATTCCACTAACGGCATTTTTTATACCGTCTATCATTACTTTTGATATTTCAGATACTTTAACTTTTGTTTTTTCTAACCATTCATTAGTTTTAATAATTTCGGTTTGCATCATTCTCATTCTTTCTATTTGAGCATCATCAAAAAATTCAAAATCTGCTGGCTCAAATGCTTTTATTACAACAGCTTTAAGATGTATTTTGGATAATGCTTCCTCATAATCTTTTAATCTTTTTACTGCCGCGTCATCTAAAAAATTAAAAACATCCGGGTCAACTATTACATCCATTTTAATTAAGGTCATAACAATCTGTTCTAATTCTTCCCGTAATTTATCCATGTTGTCAATGACCGGAAGACCAAATGTCCTATCAATAGCTTGCATAAATAATTGAAATTTAGATGGGCCAGCCTCTATTTCAGCCATTAATTCCCGCATCTTTGAAATCGGGCCGCCTAATCGTATATCCTCCAGGCCGCGTGCGAAAAATATAAAAGCATCGGCTGTTTCACCTAAATTAGCAGAGGCAGTCATGAAAGCTAATAATTCATTTTTTGCATCTATTAAAGCCGCTTCTATTGCTTGAATATTTTCTGCTTGTGATCTACCAACTAAATTAACTCTTTTTATTATTATTTCACCGGCCGCTAAAGTTGCATTCATAAAAGCCTGTTTTTTTTGTAGATCAGTCATTTCTCCAACAGTTATTCCTAATGTTTTGGCATAAGTTCTATAAGCATCATTTGAGTTAACTATGATACCCAGATTGTCAAGAATCATCCTTGACTGCCGGCCAATACCTTTCACAATATCATTAAACATGGTTCCCACATCTTCACCCATAGCGCGGGCGGAAGCTCTGGCCACTCTCATCAATTCAGATAAGCGGGAAGGATCGATCCCCAAGGCCATAGCTGTTGAGGCTTTAGTCATTAAATCCATTGTAGTTATAGTGGCTCCGGAGGCGGCTCTTAAAGCCTTAACCATTTCTTTAGAATCTACCTGAAAAGATTTTGATAAATTACTAAATGCATCTTTTTGCTGTTCGATTTTTTGTGATAGTTTAAATTGTTCCCATACTTTTTTAACAGCTATAACAGAAGCAATAATGCCAGCCGTTATTCCTTTCCAGTGTTTTCCAAAGAAAGTACCAAAACGAATTAAAGAACCGCTTATGCCCTTCATTCTTTTTGTTACTTCGTCTTTGACCCTGGCAATAATAGTAAGCTGTCTATTTGTTGGCATTAGGTTTTTTTCCTATTTTCTTTTTAACTTTATTTTGTTCTTCACTTTCTATTCTCTTAATGCTTGTTTCAATAGTTTCCATTGCCTCAATAAATCGTGTTGATTGTTCTAACCATCCACCGGCCGATGGTAAATAACCCTTTGAAAAAAAGAAATAAGCCTGTAAAAATTTCTGTGACTGTCTTGTTACTACTTTTAAAGGGCACCTCTGTGACTTCCAATCAATACTTCTAATTTGCCATACATCCGGAACAGGTGAGTCACTTTCGCATCCATCATAGATCTTTGATTCTTCTGTACATTTGTGGCAATCCAAGCCCAAAAAGGATGCTTCAATCGCCAATATTAGTTTTTTCTTTCGCCCTCTTTAAAATCATTCAATTCGGAAATTCTGTTTGACAATTCAGAAATAACTTCACGTGGAATTAAATTCATAATATCTGAGGCAACAGCATTGTAATTTCTATGACCAAAAGGAACGCTCTGAGTTTTAAAAGGAATAGCATCCCCAGTATCCGGGTGCAAAAAATTATCAATGTTTTTTACACCAAAGCGAACCGTCAAATAGTTCTTTGTTCCCATTAGAATATTAGCAATAGCGGGATCCTTTCCTTTTTTTGAACTGCTTTTAAACGCTACGGATTCATTATCAATATGTGTCTGAATCGTATTGTCAAGCATTCCTAACTCAAAGGTTGTGGGGTTTTCTGTATCCTGATCATACTCAGATACAAAAGATTCAGTTTGTGCAAAATTAATTCCAGTTAAAGCCATGATCTTTCCTCCCTAACAGTTTAGTTATTTAAAGCTGAATAAAACAAAACTCATCATTCTGAATGTTTTCATTACCGTTCAATACTCCGGTAATTCTGTTTATTTGGATCCCTTCGCGGGAATCATCTTCTATCTTATCTATCTGAGACTTTGGAGCGTAAAATTCAAACTTGTTTCCGGTATTAACCCCAAGCGTCATAGATAAAGATGATTCTGTATTTGCTATCCAGTTACCGTAAAAATCCCTATTGGCCACAAGCTCAGATTCAGGATCATATGAAAAAACAAACTGCCTGTCTGTAATCCTATAAGAATGCAAACCGGCTGCATCGGAAATGTCATCAACCGGGGCCAGGGTACTTTCAAAGCCTATTTCCAGTTCACTTATTCTCAAGGAATCATCACCAGAAGTGAAAGCGGCTTGGAGAAGGACCGGCGGAACCGGCAGCGTTCCGTAATCAATAGCAAGTAAATCAACATCTGTAACACCAGCGTTCACACCCATAAATTCAGCATTTATAATACAAGGCTCACCCGTTTTAAAGTTGAGCTTTCCCTTTCCTCTTGCGCCCTTAATAAGCTTTTTAACGCCGTCTTCATAGCTTCCCAGGGTTAAAGTGTTAATATCTACGTTTGCCGGTAACCAGACCGTTCCAGCATCGGAAGGGACTGAGGAGGTTGTGGCCGTTGCGCCGGACACTGCGCCGGTAACTACTTCGCCTGTTTCAAAGGTTCCGGTCAAAGTAACGAAATAAAGCGTTGTGGTGTCGTCTACGGTGTTTTTAACAACAGTGCCAGTAGCGCTTGAGCTAGTGCCGGTTATGCCCTCACCGTGCAAAAGGGGCCCGCTGGTGATCGCTCCAATAGTGATCTGTTCCATAAGATTCTCGCTGAATCCCATAGATTTGATCAGCTTAGACCATTCCGGGGGCGTTGCCTTTGCTCCGGATCCCTGCATAAGGATATTAAACCCAAGGGTGGCCGGTCTTTTTCCAGCCAATCTACCAAGCTTTGTAAAAGTGGCTAATACAGGATTTCGCGGAAACATCTCTGTCTCGTGACTCATTTTAGGATCTTCCACTAAAAGCTTTCCGTAAGCTGCAGTTAATGCAATAGCTGTTCCGGACACTGCTTCCTCTCTTGCCGCTAATTGACGTAATCTCGTTAATGCCATGATATGGCCTCCTTTTTATATTGCAGTTTTGGGATCACTGATTAATTGACGATAATCTATTTTAACTTCTATAATAATGCCAGCATCCGGCTGACCTATTTCAGTTTCAAAAGGAACGCTGGATACAATATTAGTGTCTTTTGCATAACCGCCCCTTGTTATATCAAGCATCATTATTTTTTCAACATCACCTAATATTTTATTTAAAATTAGATCTGTTGGGTCAGTAGATCCTTCATCATCAACAATCCAGCATTCCAAAGTAACACTAAATGATTTTGTCAGAATATTGGCCGGCTGATATAATGTATTTTCAGGCCCGGCATTAACAATTATTGTAGGCGGCGTGCCAAGGACCTGACCTGCTTGTTTCCAGCGCTGAACACTATTAATAGTGATATCATATCCATTGACAGTTGTTATACCCTCAAGGGTAGTTTTGATATTGGCCATAATATTTTCACGAACTGTATTCGCCATTTTTTATGCCACCCTTAAAGTTTTATCAACTGCTTTATTTATAATCCGCATCCTGTCATTTATTCCGTTATCCCAGGTTTTCATAAAACCAAGCCGGGGCCGCAGTCTGATTTTCTTTTTCAGAACATATAGGAGCTCTGTTTTTCTTAATCTTCTGTTTGATTTTGCCAAAAAAGTTTTCCCGCCAAATTGCATTTCAAATATTCCTTTTACTTTGGTTACGTCTTTAAATCTTCCTCTTAATCTTCCCCGGGGTGTGTACATTTTAGGTCTATAACCTTGAGAAAAAGGGACGGCTAACCGGCCGGATCTACCAGTAACAATTCCGCCAGTTTCGTGAAGCTTAGCAATTTTTGACATCGTGTAGATCTCAATTCCCATATTTTCAAGATTACCGTTTGCCCTTAATTTTTTCTTTTTGAAACGATTAAATATGCCACTCTTGCCGCTTGCACCACCCCCGCGGATACCTGGGGGTCCTTGCAACCGGGTCAATCTAAACGTTTTCAAAAATTTCCTGGCTATATGATCCCAGGCATCCTCAAATTCAAGATACAAAACACCTGGAAACCTTTTTAAGGCTCTCTGTAATCTTCTCTGATGTATTTCTACATATTGAAATGCCATAATTATAGTCTCATAAGTAAATGCCACATTCCGTCATCGTTAACGACAAGATCAATAACAAGCCAAGTTTTTGACGTTCCATACTGATCAACCATTACAACGGTATCATTGCCTTTATTAATACTGGTTACACCGTTAGTGGCATCTTTTGCTATAAATATTTCCGCCCTGTTTTGAAGTGACCGGCCGCCGTCTGAAACATCGGAATCTACCCGGTCACGAATAACAATGGCGTTTATATTCTTAGCGGCCCCGCCGGAAGGTGTATAAGCAATGACCTCCGCAAATTCATCCGTATTTAAAAAAGCGGCTATTGCATCAACTGATAAATTTGATTTAAACGTCATTCTTTTTTTCATCCTTCTTTTCGTCTAAGCTAACTTTAGGTATTGTTACCGGCTTAAACGCGTTCATACAGTCAACAAAAGCCGGGACCTCAGTACCCAAAATTGTTGCCTTGCTCATTATTGTTTTAATATTTACTACTTGCTGATCCGTTAAACTATAAAGTGCCATCTAACCACTCCTTTTGTTATTGATAACTTAAAACTTCTTCCGCTCTTGCTGTCATACCTGTATTATTTGCCCCGTCATCGGCTATTAAATCAATTCCATTCCCGCTTCTATCTTTATATGTTAACCCGTCTGCGCTTTCTCCATCTGCAACATCGTCAAGCGGAAAATACGCTTCAAGGTTCGTAGGATCTATTTGTAATGGCATTCCTTTTACTTTTGATGTTGCAAGCAATGGGATATTTGTTGCTGTTGTCGATATATCAGATGACCATATTGCCACCTCTGTAATATATCCATCCCAATAATTTGCTTGAGATGATCTATCCAGACAACCAATTGAAAATCTATTAACAGCAGCAAGGAAATCACCAACATCTGTCGCATCTGTTCCCTCACTTGCACCATTTATGTATATCTGTCTGTCTGATTTACTTCTCCATATAGCAACAACATGATTCCATGAGTCTTCACAGTTCGTTGTATCACCTTGAAGTTTATATTCACCCCCACCAACACGGATACTCATATATAAAGAGTCCGTTCCATACCGCCCCATTCCTATCGTGGCATATTCTCCAGATGCTGTACCATCACACAGAGTAATACATCTCGCATCATTATCATTGATTGCATACACCCATGCACTGATCGAGAAAGGATAATTTGACACGCCTGTAAAGGATGATCGCATATAATCATCTGTAGCATCAAATACCTCTGCATGGCATGGAAAGCATAGTAGAAGCCATAGTAGACTACTCACGAATAATCGCATAGCGTAGCTCCCTGTCACCTGTAGCGTCATCATTTCCAGCGTCATCACTATCAGTGGAAATTTTTATTCTCAACATATCCCCGGCCGCCGCGCTATCTTTATTTGTTAAAGTAATTGTTTGTTTATATAATCTTCCGGCTGTAGCGGCCACCGTTGTTACCCCAACGTTTTCAGTATCATAAGAATCTGTGTCCCAGTCCGCTGAATCTGTTCCGGGTGTATAAGCCATAATATATACTTCAAATTGAACTTCATCTGATTCACCACTTAACATTGAAAAATAAATATCACAATATAATGTTCCCCCACCATAATCATCATCAAGAGCTTTTTCCCATACTGCGGTTTGCTGGGTTGTATCATCAAAAAGCAAACGCCATCCATTATTTGCTGCATCAATTCTTGCCGGATCACTTGAAGGGAGCTTTCCCTGTTGTGGCATAAGTTCAAGATTGACTTCCGTTGAACCGCCAGCGTTATCATCAACATATTTTTTATTGGAAACTTCGTAATCCGCATCTGGGGCCGCTGAAGGTGTAATGGGAAAAATATCAAAATTAATTTGATCTTCCTCATTAATTAGTGTCTTATCACTTATCTGTGTTTGTAATTTAGAAAAGGAATCAAGGCTTGTTTGTTCTCCCCGGATAAACCCTTTTTCGTTATAAATGAAAGCACCTATTTCCCAGCCAGTACCCCTATCATCCTGATTTTTAACAATTACTAAAGGCCATACGCTTGTGTCATCAAGGGCATAGGTGTCGGGATCCCCTAAATCTGTACCGGAATCAATACACGGGGAAGTTGCTTGTAAACTTAAATCACCGTTTGTTGGATCAACATAAAGCGGGTCTTCATAAAAACCGTTAACGTCATATCCTTGCCCCTGCCATTCAGAAAAAGTTCTACCGGTACCATTATCATCAAAGCTTCTGTTTTCATCCCAAAGGTTATAGTCTATTGCTGTATATGTAGAAGCATTTGCAGAAGCGAAATTGCCATCTACACCTATTTCATCAAATGCATTATTTTGCATTGTAAGCCCAGTACATTGACCGGCTTCACCATAAGAAACACCCTGTTTTGCATTAAAAACAGAATTACCAATAAGTGAACTGTCATCAATATTAGATTCAAAATGTAACGCGGCGGATCTTGTTGCATTAAGACAAATATTATATTTTAAATCTATTCCTGTTGAGGTGCCGCCTATCCAGAAGTTTTCTGCGCTTGTGTTTCCGGATACGACTTTATCACTGTAATTTAATGTAATTTGTGTTCCGCTATTAGTCCCGCCCATCATCATACTAGCAGAATCAGCAATACCGTTTTGAATCATTTTATTTTGAGTATATAGGCCATCATTATCACCGTCTAGCCTACAGGCTTCTTTTTGAGCCTTTGTTAAATAATTCCTATAATATTCTGAATCTGTATATTCAGCGCCATTACCAGTAAAATAAAGACCATAATCCCCAGCTGTATTACCAGTATTGTCAAAGACTTCTAAGCCCACCATTGTGGCAGCTGCATTATCTAAAGAAATCCAGATCCAGCTTGCATCTGCAAAATTAAATATACATCCACTAATAATCACATTTGCTCTGGCCGCTCCGCTAGAATCATAATTTCTTATAAGGCTACTAGTATTGCTATACTGGCAAGTTATACCCCTAAATGTTATATAATTTTTATTGTTAAGATTAACGGAAAAAGCTCTATTAGAAACATCCATTATATGTGTATCCGGGTCCGCGCCATCTGTAGCCCAAACATATAAAAGATCATTCGCATCGTCTAGCGAAAAAGTCCCGGCGCTCATAGCGGCCGCCGTTGTTGCTATATTTGTATCCCAGGTAATTTCTGTTAACTCTGTTATTATATCTTCAAAAACATGACCAGTGGTCCAATTAACGGAAGCCGAATAAATAGCAGTTGCGGCATACTGTGACCACGTTGCAACTAAATCAGAACAATTTAAAGTAGGTGTTCCACCATATTCACCTTCAATTGTTATTTGTTTAGCGCTTAACCCTGACTGTTGATATGTTAAAGCTTTCCTAAAAATACCATCATCATCAAGAACAATGAGTCTGTCATTAGGGCCCAATTTGCCATCATCAGAATCGTCTGTATCCCAATTTCCGGAAGTATTAACATCATCCATATCCCAGGCACCGGCTTTTGTTTCAGGAGCAGAACCATCACCGGAAACGCGACAATAAAAAGTTTCTGTATATGTTGCATCACTTGCCGTTGTATATCCTTCATACATAGCAATTATTATGTCTTCCACTTTAAGTGTAAAATTTCTATCAAGCCAAGTAACAGTTTTTCCGGAAACGGTAAAATCTTTTCCGGTCCCCTGTTCTGCAGCCTGACCATTAATAAATAATTTAACAGCGTTATTTTGTGAAGGTGTATTTGCAAGAGTAAAAGAAGTATCACCATTATCATCAATAGGAAGATTTTCAATATAATGTGTTATTGTTATTTGTCTTCTGCTTAACTTTCCGCTATAAAGACAACTAGCAAAAACAACTATAAATAAAATAACTAGTAATACTTTTTCCCTTTTTGATAATTTCATTTTTTCACCTTACCCCAAATATGTAGCGACAATATCATCCGTAGTTTTTAATTCAACATCTCTTTCTAAATAAGTTATTGTGGCGCTTGAAATAGTATAATCTTTCCCGGATCCTTGCTGCTGGTGTTTTCCATTCACATATAAATTAACGGTTGAATCTGCATCTGGAGTATTTGAAAGTGTTAATGTTATATCACCGTCTGCATCTATTGTTAAATCTTCCTGGTAACTTGTTAATGCAGCGCCGCCGCCAGCTTCCCATTGAACCGTTTTCCCAGCGGCATCATAAGTCATTATGTAATTATCCTGGGAAGCGGCCAAAGGTAAAGCAACTGGAAATAAATATTCATTTGCGGACCCTGTATATATTTGAACAACCGGCCCACTGAAATTTGTTCCGCCATCACCATCTGTATCAAGGAATATTTCGCCGGTAACGTCAGTTGTTCCGCTGCTCCCGTTTGGGATCTCAAAACTGTCCGCTCCTCCAAAATCAAAGACACCGGTTCCTATATCACCATCATTTTTTAAAAAATCATCTGCAATAAACCCGGATCCAATAACAGTACCTTCCCATACCCCGGTCCCTATTGTTCCCACCGTCACAATGCTGGCAGAACCGGCAACAACAGAATATTGATTTCCCTCAAGGCCATCTAACAGATCAGCGTTTAAATTTGCGTTTAAAGTCGTTGAGGCAATAGTAAAAGGGGCCGTTCCAGTGGCAATATCACTTTCAAACGTTTCTGCCTTTATTTCAAATGATCCGGCATCCCAGGCCCCGGTTAAAGGTCTTGTCCCGTCTAAGAGCATATAAGCCGTTTCAGCGCTGAATAATTGCCAGTTGGTATATTCGGCCGCAGTGAGGTGATAATATTCGTCAGCGGCCCCGCCCTGCAAGCCTGACAGCCCATTATGAGTCATAGCGCCAGCGGTCCAAGAAAGATTTCCTGAACCATCTGTTTTCATTATCTGGTCCGCAGTGCCGTCAACTTTAGGCAGACTGAAAGCCCCACCGCCCACTGAAATTGTTCCGCTAATATGAATACTTCCGGAAATATTATCAAAAGTAAAAGCCGGGTCAAAAGCAAGGGTGTTTCCATCACGGTACGCTACTTCTGTATCAGAGCCATTTACAAGATCACCGGTAGAATCAAAATTAAGACCAAGCGCTGTGTCAATCAAGTCTAATGTTGCATTGACTAAAGCATCCCAGCCGGTTTCATCCTTGTCCGGTTTATAAAGGCTTAGATTTGTTGTTGGCGTTCCCATTTTACCCCTCTTTTAAAAGAGGACCCCGATCAGGAGCCCTCTTCTATTTTTTCAGGTTTGGCTACGGCACTGGCTGTATTTCTTGCAATAGCCAGGTCCACATCCTTTGCTGTTATCCCAGAACTCAAAGTTCCAATCATAAGAACAAACCCCGCCTTGCGATCTTTACCATTGATTTTTCTATCCTTCGTTAATACAACTTTTACTTCCCTAACATTTTTAGCCATAATAAGCCCCCTAACGTTTTATTATTGTTTAAGACAAAGTACAGTGTGTTGCAAACTGCCACTGACCATAGCCCACATTTCTAAGCGACTTCACACCATAGCGGTGAACATCGTCATTAAATTCAAGCTCAGAACCTTCAGCAACGGCCTGGATTTTTACTTTTTCCTCTTCCTGCAAGATAAAGGCTGAAGTTCTTGCATCTGTCCGGAAAACATAAAATTCAGTTGTTGTAGAAAGTCGAGAGTTAGGAATTAGACTGATTTTAAAAGGTCCACCAACAAGAGGGTTATCCCTTACGCCAGTGCCAACATTAAGGTTGTTTTTAGTAAGGGCCTGTAATGCCGGTGAATATAAATTAACAGGAACCATCACTGAAAATTCTTTAGCGGCGTCATTTATTGGCTGACCCTGATCATCTTTATAATTAAAGAAATATGCAATGACATCCATAATAGCAGAAGCCATTTCATCGGCTGTCGGAGCCGCAGCGGTACCAACATTAAGGTTAGGAACTTCCGTGGCGGACAATAGATTTGTAAGCGTTCCGGAATCGCCTGAAACATGGTCATCATCAAAGAAAAATTGACCATCATAAGCCAGGCCAAGTGTTGCGGCCGAGCCGGCTATAATATGTTCAGTCAGCAATTTAGCCCAATGCTGATTAACACGGTCAACCAATTCACCAATACGAATATTGATCTGGCCGGTTTTATCGCGCCTGATTGAATCAACATCAATTTCTAATGTTGCTTCAAACTTTTTGTTAATAATGGTTACGCCCTCTTCTCTAAGGCCTTTAGCCTGGCGGCCACCGATCCATTCACGGAGCGCCGGAGTCATACCCAGCCATTTATAAGTTTCTGATTCCTGATTAGAATCAAAAAGCATACCTAACAGAAACGGCCAAGCTGTGTCCATTGAAGTGTTCAGCAACTCATAAAATGTGCCTATTACTTCTCTACTGGTAATTCCAGTGTATTTCATTTTTGTTCCTCCTTAAATTAAAATTAAATTTATACGGCAGTTGAAAGTGTTAGGGCCCCCCAACCGCCGCTTACAAGTTCCAGGAGATCAACCCGGAACCATTAAAAATTTACAACCCTCTTTTAAAGATTACTTATAAGAGGCTCAAATTCAACGATTGCAACACCTGAAGAAACGTATCTGACAACTTTTCCTACAAGAGTTGTTTCCGCGGTTTCTGTCAAAGTATATGTGCCATCATCTGACATATATACAGCACCATCAATACTTGTTACAGCAACACTTGGAACTGATACCTGCTGCTGATAAAATTTCCGGCGGGTCTGTACACGTTTTGTTGAAACACCAAGCGTGTTATCAACCTTAAACTGGGCGTGACCGGCAAACTGATCCCTTGCATTCAGGGGCCTTGCCAGCTTCGTTCCAGTAATAAGACCTACTGCCGCGCCCTCATAAATTACGCAACCTGAACCCACAATATTAAACTCTTCAAAGTCTCCAATGTCAAGTTTTGCGGGTGTGTTCTGTGAAAGAGCCATTTGACTACCTCCTATTTAAATTAATTTATTGCTCTGTTATTTTGCCGGTGTTTTTCTTTTATTGTTTTTTTAATCCTGTTCCTAGAATCTTAACCCTCCCTTCGCCCTCAGCGATTTTAAAAGCGATATAAGTTTGAACTCTTTTAAATTCCTGTTGTAAATCTTTGTCCGCTTCCCACTCTTTTGTTAATCTTTCTTCAATGGGAAGATTGTCAAAGGTTTCATTCTTTTCTGGATCGATCCCAGGACCGGCGGAAGCCGGGGCCGCAGTTTCAAGATCCTGAATTTTTTTCGTTTTGAATTTATCAAGGGCGGCTTCTTTTGAATAGCCCTCTTTGACTGATTCAAGAGCAAGAGCCCCAACGTCTTTAAAACCATTAGCCTCTTCAATAATAGAAAAAGCTCTTTCACGTTCCTGAGTTACGCCAGTTTTAATACCTTCATTAATCCCGGCTGTTTTACCCTCTGAAAGAATAGCATCAAAAAGATCTACTCTTCCGGATTTCAATGCATCAAGAGTTAATTCTTTAAAATCCATGTTCACATCCTCCTTTTGTTCGTTATTGTTATTATTTTCATCTTCATTTAAATGTACTAAGTTATCCAAATAATGACCCCCATAAGTTTTACAATGTGATAAAGTCCGATGGTCACCAGTCATTTCTTTTTCCTTAGCCCCGCGGTTAGATGAATAGCGGCTTAAAAAGTCCATTGCTTTATCAACGGCATCCGGATACTGTGTGAACTTGTCAAGGAATGCGGCAACCTCTGCAGACAATTGAACATCCGGAGAATAGAAAGAATTATTAAACAGACTTTTATTTAAAGCAGGGTCATCAACAATATCAACGCTTCTCATTTTTGTGAAACGAATCAACGGCGGTAAAGCGTTCCCTTTTTCGTCTGTTTCTTTTGTGCCATCTTTCTTTATTTTAAATTCCGGATCCCAGGGCGCAACCATTGAAGATCCAAATGCAGCCGGGTCACTTTCGGCCAGGTCCATCACATACGTGGCCAGATCGCCGTTAGGGGTCTCATACGCTGTTTTATCAAGAAACAGATCACCACGGACCACGCCATTATCAACGACAAAATTTTTAACACGGCCAAGGAATGTTCCAAAAGCTGTGCCGCTCATGCTGGGGTGTCCATATCTGGATTTAACACCGATCTTTGTTTTATTTCCAAGCTCAGCTATATTGAATAATTCATCCGCATCAACTTCGCCCCTGGCATCATTTGCCAATCCTTGAGAGGCAACAGCAAAGCCATAGATAATCCCATTTTCACGGTCAACAATTTGCTCAGATTTCTTTATTCCTTTTGATACGCCTGTCCGGAAAAAATCATCCTTCATCGTTATTCTCCTTTTTTTGTTCCGTCTTTATTATCAGGCTGACTTCTTGGGGCATCGACATTAGCGCCGGGTGTGTTATTTTTAACTTCATCAGCTCCGTTTTTTTTATCATCAATCACCTCAACTTTTTTCTTAGGATCAAGCTGCTCTTCAGATAATCCTAAAATTTTCTTTTTCTTTTCTTCCCTAGATCTCTGTTCAAGAACCTGATCAACGTCTTTCCCGTTGGCTGCAAGTTCGTCAGACAATGAAGACAAATTATTTTTTACTGCAAGTTCGGCCGCTTTCACTTCTTTAAGAGGATCGATCCAAGCCCAGCCTGGAGTTATCCATTTTGTTCTCAGCCAATCGTATTGATTTTTATAAAAATTAGGAGCCGGTATTTCACCCCTTAAATATGCTTCTTCTATCAATAATTCATAAACAGGCTGGCAGAGTCTTCTGGTCAACCATGACTGCCAAACTCTAAAATATTTTCTGGCTTCCAAAAGGGCGGCCCGTGCAGAAGAATAATTAACTTGGGAAAAATCTTTTGAAACAAGCTCATAAGGCAAACCCAATGATGTTGATATGGCCCGGAGGATCCTATTAACAAACGGGTCAAAACTTCCACCTGGCCGGTTAGGATTAAAAGTGCTTATTTTTTCACCTGGGGATAAATATTCAATCATACCAGGTTCAATTTCTTCCAGCCTTTGATCCTTTGAATTTGTGCTGGTGGAATTAATAACGGCCGCGCCCTCCGCATCCTCTTTTTCAATGAACAAAGAAAAACAGGCGGATATGCGTGCGGCTACTATTTCAGCTTCAAGGTAATCAGCAAGATCTTTAAAATAATTCATAGCCGGCGTAAAGAAAGGAACACCGCGCGTTTGTCCTGGTCTTTGTTTCCAATAAAGATGATAAACATTACTTTTTCCATTTTTATTTTTAGCTGGATAAGTTGCATAATCTTCCGGGTTTGACTGTCTTAAAAATGTTGCATCCCCAGGATGAGTTTTCCTTATAAAATAATTTATGGGCTGGGTCCTTTCTCCTATTTCTACCCCATCCCTCACGCGCTTATCACCTCTTTTACTTGGAGGGGTGATAAGCCTATCGGATTCAATAACTTCTAAGGCCAGGGAATAAGGGCGGTTTTTATCTTTTAAGCGCAAAGGCAAAACAATCACTTCGCCATTTTCTAATATTTGGCGGTTAATCATTGCCAATAATTCAGGAAAATCCTGGACCTCTGCGGCATCTGCAAAGGGTACCCATTTCTGCCAGATTCTTTCCGCCTGTTTCTGAAATTTTTCAACCTCAACAACAGAACGGCCGACACCCTCACGATCGACCCAACTCTGAGGATTAAAACCGGTACCTACAATATTGGAAGTCATTGTTGTAGTTATGCCGGCGGCGTGTGGATCATTTCTGTTTAGATCTCTGCTCCGCTCCCTGAGAGTTGGAAGCTCTCTTAAAATATCCTGATCAGCAGAACCGCCACCTGGGAACCAATCTTTATTTAATCTGTTTCTTTCAGCACCACGGTAAGATCCGAAACGATCCATCATTTTTCCAGCTTTTCTAAAAGCCTTTCTTTTTGCAGCTTTGTCCGGCCAGAAGATTCCCACAAAATCATCAACCTTTTTTGATACCCTAACAGAAAAGCTTTCTTTTTTAGGTTTGACTTCTCTCATTATTGGGGCCTCCGGAATGTTCCGTAGTTCCTGGTTGAGGTTCCGGCACTGATTCGTTTTTCAAGATTTGCTTTGAGGTTGTAGAGCTCTGTGATATTCATGTATTGAAGGTTTCTGCCGCCAATAGAGTAGGATTGAACTGCCCCATTATTTAGACGGGCCTCTATTGCTGCCGTTACCGCTGTTAATAGTTCTGCATCTGTAGCCATAACCACCCCTTTTTAATAAAATGGGCTGCTCTAACTTTTAATTAAAACAGCCCAGAAGAAAAAAACGGCAAAAAAAAAGAACGATACACCTGATAATTTAAAACTACTATGGATTACGTAGGAACACAAATTTCTTAAACTAATGAATAGTGAAGAATCAAGGAAAGTATCTTGTACAAGGAAAGATAGTCTACTTTTATGATAGACTATTAATATTTAAGTTTATTCTTCTTTTTCGTAACTTTTAAATTTTCGCTTACACTTCAAACATATATGATACCTGACAGGAAGGTCAGTGCAATAGCATCTTGTTTTTTTTGAATTACATTTGGGTTTAGGGCAACGCAAAGGAATGTAATCAACAACGTCAATAATATTTTCTTCTGGATAAAGTTCTTTTTTTCTTTTGAGTTTCTTTTTTCCTAACCATCTTTTTTTTCTTTCAAGCCAGGCTGTCATTTATTCCAGCCTCCGCCCCTCTTATTCCAGCGCCCGCCCCTTCTTAATGAACTAGATTTTCTTTCCCTGGGCTGTGCATCTTGTATCTGTCCATCTGGTCTTAAAGCTGAAACGTGAAGCATATCAGCGGCCGCCGTTGCGTAGACTTCGGCATCCCAAAAGTCAACCCTTGTGCTGGGTTTTTTCTTTTGCCAGATCTCTGTTGGCTTTCCTGTTTTTCTGTTTCTATCAATTATTTTATGTTCTCCACAAAATTGTTTTAAATAAACATCTGAGGGATCCCGGTGTAAATGCCATTTTGGGTTCTCTCCTGGGGTTATACTAACAAGGCGGCTGATCTTTGATTTAAAATAGTTCGTATCCAAGTGCCATAATTGAACATTTCTTTTTAAAAGTTTTCCTGTATTTGCATTTCTATCAATCTTTGACACCCTGTAGGGGGCCCCTGATAGCTTGTCCCATCCTTTTATCGGCCTGGCAACGTCACGCCACTCCTTACAAAAGTCATAGACCTCATCCGTTCTATAAGCAGAATCAAAACAAGCTAGCCGGACCATCATTTTTCCATATTTTGTTTGAAATAAAATACTTACTACCTCTTCCCATGATTCAATTATCCAGGCCCTTATTAACCATGATTCATTAAAGTAACCCCAGCCCCTTATAACTAAATAAAAATGATCATCTTGAACATCAACGCCGGCCGTTAAAACAAGAACGCCGTCTGGAACGCTACCCTCTGAATAATCCAAGGATAGTTTTTTAATCTGGTCTTCTTTCCTTTCTTCTATTTTTTCTTCCCACACATCGGCCAGCCACGAATTAACAAAGTTCATAAGCTGCTCAGAATATTCAAATGATTCTAAGAACTCCGCCGCAATATCTGAGAAGGTCAACCACGGAGAATAAAGAGAATTAAGCCAGAAGCCTCTCTTTGAAGTTACAGGTACTTTTCCTTTGATCTTCCCTTCTTTATTGACTGAGCACCCATCTGGGCACCATACACCGGCTAAGAGCATCTTGTTTTTGTTTACGTCATCAATTTGACCTTTACAGCCTATACATTCATACCAAGCCAGGATTTTTTCTTTTATTAATTCTGGATCCCTGACCCCTTCAGTCCATTTTATCTGGCTAAAAATAAGGACCTGGTATTTACCACAATGCGGACAAGGAACATAATACCGGCATTTATCTGACTTCTCATATTCTTTGAAAATATATCCTTCTCTTGTAGTCGGGGTTGAACATTTAACTATTTTTCTATTCCAAAAAGTCCTGGTCCTTTCTGTAGCTAACTTAATTGGGTCCGCTTCCCGGCCGGAGAAGCGGGGGTACTTGTCAACCTCATCCATAAAAAGATTTTTAATAGGCTTTGAAGCAAGAGAAGCGGGGCTATTGGATCCGGAAAAATAAATGATCATTCGATCAAGCGTTATCTTTTTTTTCGTCATATCATAATATTCACCCGTTTTATGAGCATCCAGATTCGCTGATAAATTAATCATCGGCTGGATTCTCTCATCACAAAAACCTCTCACATCCTCATCCCTGGGCATTACAAAAAGAGTAGGGCCAGGATCCTGGTCAATAAGATAACCCAACATATTATTCATGCTTTCAGTTTTGCCAACTTGGGTACTTGACATTATAGTTATGTCTGAAACGAAAGGATCCGCAAAGGCATCCATTACCCCTCGCATATAAGGGGTCCGATCAGTGCGGAACATACCAGGCTCTGCAGACGTGATAGGATCTAAAACCCTATTTTTATCAGTCCATTCAGAAACAGTAAGATCTTCCGGAAGCTCCCAGGCATTCTTCTCAGCTTCGGACCAGATATTTTTTATAGCGGTTTTCATTTAGAAAATTCCTGTATGATTTCTTTTAAACGCTTTGAGATAATGGCTTCAATCTGTCTTACATCTAAACCAACAAGCTGGGGAGCCACTCTCCGGGGCAATCCAAGAAAGGCCCGCTTGACCACAAGGATTCTTTGAACACGGCCCTTCTCGACTTCAACCCTGGCAATGACTTCTGCTATCGCACGCTTATATTCTATTTCAGCTAGTAGGGCTTTGTACTCTCGGTAAGAGGCATCCCACTTTTCCTTCTGATAGGGATCATCTTTTTTGTTTTTTGGGTGCTTAGAAACGCGCCAGGCTTGAATTTCTGAAACATCATAGTTGCCATCTGATCTGACAGGCATATCATCTTTCACCCAGTGGCGGATAGTGCGGGATGAAACCTTTAAAGCTCTTGCAACCTTCTCCTGAGAATTAACTATGCCGGCCGGCAACCCCCCGCCCTCAAACACTTCAAGCTCTTTTATTTCAGATCGAGATAGATGCTTTCCGGAAAGGAATTTTTCAAGCAGAAAGATATGGCGTTTCTTCTTTGCCATTTGTAAAACGTTTATATTTTTTGGTTCCTTTTTTTTAATTACTTTCTTTTTAATTGGGCTTTCCCTCCTGAAAATTCCTCCCATCTTCTGACAGCAACATCAACAAAAACCGGTTCAACTTCCATAGCAAAGCAGCGCCGGTTAAGTCTCTCGGCCGCGATAATTTGAGATCCAAATCCAGAAAACGGTTCATAACAAACATCCCCAGGCTTTGTGTGAACGCGCATAGGTACCGCAAAGACCTCAGTGGGCTTTATTGTGGGATGATAATTTTTCCCAGGTCTTTTTTTCCCTTCCCAATCAAGTTCCCAAATGTCGGTATAATACTCCGGCTGTTCAGGATCCCCGGATCGAGTTAACCCTATCATCCAAACGGTGCCATCGGGCCGGTGCGGAGTTCTCAATAAAGGCTTACTCCCTTTTTTCCATCCAAAAAGACATGGCTCATGCCGCCAGGGATAAATAGAAAATGAAAAGACAGAACATGGCTTCACCCAAATGATCTGCTGATGAATAAGTAAATTCAAATCATTAAAAACTTCTGTCAAAAGCATAATGCGTGAAGAAGCATGCCATACATAGATAGGGATCCTATCAAGACAATACTCCAAACCGGTTTTTAAAAATCCAGTTAAAAATTCCTTTGGCTTTTTTATATCTATCTCACGAAAAACATCGGACCAGTCACGTCCTCCATTAGGTCTGTCTTTTCCAGTATAGTCTACAAGGTAAGGTGGATCCGTAGCCAACAAACCGGCCCTTTCGCTTCTCATTAATTTAAACACATCTTTTTTAATTAAGCTGCTACCACATAGCAACCGATGATCCCCTAGCAACCAGAGGTCCCCAGGCTTCGTTGTTGCCTTTTTGGGTGTTTCTGGAATATCATCTGGAAGAGTTTTCCCTGAACCTTTATTTTCAATTTCAAAATCCTTTACATCTTCCCTCAGTTCCGCAAGTCTAAGTTTGAGAAATTCATCCGGGTTGTTTTCCTTTAGTTTTTCCAAAATAGGTATCAAGGCCGCTGTCCAATATCCAGCAATTTGTTGATTATTCATTGTAACCATCAAAGACTGCTGGCGCACGCGATCAAGATTCACAATTATACAAGGGGCTGTCTTAACACCGGCCCCTTTCAAGATCTTGAATCGCTGATGGCCGGATACAATCTGCATGTTTTTTTTATTGATAACCAAAAGATCCAGATAGCCAAAATTTTTAATGCTTTCTTTTAATCCTTCCAGGGCTGTGTCGTTGATCTCTCGTGGGTTTGTAGGACAGGGCTTAATAGAGGAAAGTTTTATGTTCTTGATTTCCGGTTTAATATTAAATTCCATCAGTTTTACCTCTCTGTGTCATTATTTCGTTTGCGGAACAGGAAATAGGAAAAAACCAAGCCAACATCTCAGAATCATCGCGATCGTCGGACC